CCACCAGCTACGCCAAGGTCCTCGACAACTCCTGCCTCGCCGTCACCGCGGCATCCGGCACCGGCGTCCCGTTCACGTCCCTGTACTACCTGCTCCACACCACCGACGCGACGATCGGCTACACCGGCGACAGCAACATCACCACCGCCGCGACCGCCGGCGCCCCGACCTACAACGAGTTCTCGTCCACGATCGGCCTGGTCGAGACCGGCGACTACTACGACCCGGCAACCATGGTCGCGATCGCCCACCCGGCGTTCCGCAAGAGCCTCCGCGGTGTCCTGGACACCCAGAACCGGCCGATCTTCATCGAGGGCCTCAACGGCACCCCCGACACGATCTTCGGTGTCAACATCCGGTGGTCCCTCGGCGCCCGCACCTCCGCGACCGCCACAGCGTCGCCGACCGGACGGCCGATCATGGCGTTCGTCTCCACCGAGCTCATGCAGCTCGGCATCCGCTCCGGCCCCGAGTCCGTGTTCATCGACGGCCGCGACGGTCTCAGCGCCCTGACCGACGAGTCCATCCTCAAGATGCGCTCCCGCCGCGGCTGGGCCTACGGCCATCCGGCCGGCGCCTCCATCCTCGTCGGCTGACACCCCCGCTCCCGCGCCGCCCTTGGCTCAGGGCGGCGCGGGCCAGCAGGGAGGTGAGCCATGGCAACCAGCAAGGGCAATGCGCGGGCTCAGCAGCACCCGGCCAAGGCCGGTGAGCCCGAGGTTGAGGTCGACAAGCGGTCCGCGGACGGCTCCGAAGGTGTGAGCTTCGTCAAGGAGTTCGTCGTCACGTCCGGGAACTGGCCCGACGGCGAGGATCCGGCGCACGACGCGAACAAGGCGACCGTCCTCAACGAGGCGATCCAGCGCGGCCTGCACCCGCGCGGCGACGTGAGCTTCGACGGCACCACCGAGCACGCGGACGGCGTGTCCACCGTCCTCACCTACTCGGTCGAGACCGTCCCGGCTTCGGTTGATCACACGCCGCAGGACACGACGACACCGCGGGACGCCGTCGACGACGCGGGCGGCGACACCAGCAGCAAGAGCGGCGGCTGACATGGTCAACGCCTGGTGCACTGCCGCGGACGTCACCAACGCCACCGGCGTTTCGGTGACGGATCAGCAGCTTGCCCAGGCGCAGGCCGATATCGAGATCTTCAGCGGCCGGGTGTACGAGGACACGTCCCGGATCCGGACGCGGGATCTCTTCTGGCTGGGCCGGGCCGTCGCCCGACAGGCAGCGTGGGCGGCAGGCCAGTTCGGGTTGGAGACGCGGCTGGATGCCACGCAGATCCAGCAAGACCAGGTCTCCACCACGCTGCAGGGCGACGGCCTGGTCCTCGCACCCATGGCCGCCCGCGCCCTGAAGCGGGTGTCGTGGATGCGTTCCCGGACCGTCCACATCCGCTCCGCAGTCGAGGGGGCTGGCCCGATGATCGGAGACGCGCTCTCCGATGGGTCGGACGACCGCATGGTATGGACGCCCTACGGCGGGGGTGCGTGATGCAGGCTGTCGCCACCACCCGGATCAGCATCCTCCGCGGTACGACGACCGACGCCTACGGCGACGAGCAGGACACCAGCACCCCGGTCGCCTCAAATGTTCCGGCGTCGCTGGTTGAGCAGTCCCGGCGCGTGTCCGGCCGGGAGAACCCGACCCCGCGGATCGTCCGCTACGCCGTCGCCCGCGTGCCGGCCTCTACGGATATCAGCGAGAACGACCGGGTGCGCGATGAGCGGACGGGCGCGGTGTACATCGTCGACGCCGTCTCGGTGATGGTGAATCCGGCGATGCAGGTGGACCGGCGGGTCGACCTGCGCCGCACCACCTGATCAACAACCGAACAGGCCACACGCCCGGGGAGACCGGGCGGCCACGCGAGACCACCCCCGGAGAGGAGGCGGCCATGGCGCGATCCGGTGTGCGGATCGACCCGTCCGCGCGCACGCACGTCGACCAGGCGATCAACGACTGGTTGGAGAACACCATCGGCGACGCCATCCTCGGCGACGCCCGGAACTACGTACCCAAGCGCTCCGGCCGCCTCCTCGAATCCCTGCGCCGCGAGGTCCACGACAAGGTCCTTCGGGTCGGGTCGCTGGACTGCAACTACGCGACCGACGTCGAACTCGGCACCAGCCCGCACGTGATTCTCCCGAAGAACAAGAAGGCCCTGCACTGGCCCGACGCGGATCACCCGGTCGCGCGCGTCAACCACCCCGGCACCCGGCCCCAGCCCTTTCTCCGCACGGCTCTATACCAGCGGAGGACGGCATGACGACGCCGGCTTTGCGCGCCACCCCCGAGCTGGTGGCCATCGCGTGGCTGAAGACGGTGCTCGGCGACATCGTGGCCACGACCCTACCGAAGCCCACCGCCAACGGCCTGGCGTGGGAGACCACTGGCTTCGTCACCCTCATCACCGCGGGCGGCAGCCCCAACCAATACGTCCCCCTGCGGGATCCCGTCATGGGCGTCGACTGCTGGGCCGCGAACTCGCAGTCCCAGAAGCCTCCGTGGAACCGGGCCGCGTGCTTGGCGGAGGCGATTCAGGCTGCCTGCTACGACCACCCGGCGATTCCGCAGACCGTGACCCTGCCGACCGGCTACCCGGCCGCGCGGGTGCTGTCCGCGTACACCACCGGGGAGCACCGCCGCATCAACGACGACGCCTCCTCCTACGCCCGCTACAGCATCCCGGGCCTGGTCATCGCATGGACGGAGGTCCCGTCGTGATGTGGGCGATCCAGGAGAACACGCCGCACGGGCAGCTCCTGTCGTGGAACGGCAAGGTCCTCATCCACGGCGACCGCGGCGAGCTGGAGTTCCTCCTCGCCGGACCCGTGCGGATCGTGCCCTGCCCGCCGTCCCTCCGCCCCGAGGACTGCCTGGAACTCCGCTTCCACCCGCAGTTCAGCCACCACACCTTCCCCCTTCGTCGAGAGGCGTACCGGTAATGCCCACCGTCCGCACCACCATGCGACCCGATCAGCCCATCCAGGTGGACGACATCGAGTACGCCCAGCTCCAGGCCGACGGCCTCCTCGTCGAAGAGGACGCCCACGAGACCGTGCCGCCCGCGACCGCGGCGCCGGCCACCCCGAAGAAGACCGGCACCAGCGGCAAGGAGAGCTGATCATGGCCGTCAACACTGCAAATTTGATTCAGGGACCGGCGACCCTCTACAGCGGGGCGTTCGGTGCGACCGAGCCCGCCGACAGTGCGGTCAACTCGACGCCAGCCGCGTCCGCGTGGACCGACCTGGGCGGCACCCAGGACGGGGTCAAGCTCAGCGTGGACCAGACCTACGGAGAGCTGGAGGTCGACCAGATCACCGTCCGCGTCGGGTCCCGTCTGACGAAGGCGGATTTCACCGTCGAGACGTCGCTGGCAGAGCCGACGTTGGCGAACCTTTCGCTGGTCCTCAACGGCGGCACCAGCGCGTCGGGGTCGGGGTGGTCCAGCTTCGACCCGAACGTCACGTCCAGCGCGACGCAGCCGAACTACTTCGCGATCATCCTCGACGGGTATGCGCCGTCCCAGTTCCGGCGGCGGGTCATCGTCCGGAAGGCGCTCAACACCGATTCGGTGGAGCTCGCGTACACGAAGGACAAGCAGACCCTGATCCCGGCGAAGTTCTCGGCCCACTACGTGTCGTCCAGCATCGTCCCCATCCACGTTGTGGATCAGACCAGCTAGCCCGCGCGATCCCTGCCCATCCGAGGAGCACCACTCATGGCATCCACCACCCGTCAGACGACGGCGGCCCGCAAGAGGGCCGCCGCCAAGCCCACGTCGACCGAGGACGCGTTGGACTTCGAGCCGATCCGGATCGCGGCCAACGACGACGTCGTCGAGGAGCGCGTTCCGCTGTTCTACATCGGCGACGACGAGTTCACGATCCCGAAGACGATCCCGCCGGGCGTCGCCCTGCAGTTCCTCCGCGAGGCCCGCGAGCACGGCCGGGACATCGCCACCGCACCGCTCCTCACCCGCGTCCTCGGCGAGGACGCCTACGAGGCCCTGGAGCAGTCCAAGGCCCTCACCGAGGACCAGATGGAGTGGATCGTCAACAAGGTCCTCGACCTCGCCCTCAGCCGGGAGAAGAAGGAGGGAAAAGCGAAGTAGGCCACCGGTCGTGGCTGGCCCTGTTCGACGAGATCCGCGAGCCCAACTACGGCGCAGCGATCACGGAGCGAGTCGAGAGCCTCCTGTGGGTCCTCGACCACCTCGACGACCTGGACGCGGACTTTCTGGCCATCTACGGCATCGACCTTGAGCAAGCCGATGTGTCCGCCCGCCGCTACTTCGCCCTCGCCCAACGCCTGCCCGCCTACCAAGGCGTGATGGCCGCCCGGTATGAGGAGGCCCGAGAAGAACAGCAAGCCCCGAGCAGCACCTCAACCCGCACGAGCAGTGAGCCCGCCCCACGGCGGGAGGACGTGACAGAGGTGAGCCTGACCCAGTTCCGGGCGCAGTTCCCCGGCCTGGTCAGCGTGGCACAGGGAGGGTAGGGCGTGGCCGGAGCCTTTCGCATCGCCGAGGGATACGTCGAAGTAACCGCTGATGAGAGCGGCTACGACCGCGCCATGGATCGCCTGAAGTCCAGGAAGAACTCGGTCAGGATCGGCGTCGATCTTGACGACAAGGACGCCACGACCAAGCTCGACCGGCTCCTCCGCGATCGCACCCTCGGTATCAAACTCGATCTTGACGAGACTGCCCTTGCCCGGCTGCGGCTGAAGGACGTCGAGGTCTCGGTCGTCCCGAAGATGTCGGACGCCGCGTTCAACCGCGTGAAGGCGCAGCTGGACCGGCTGACCGCTGACCGCACCGTCAACATCCGCGCCTCAGTCGACACCCGGGTCGGCGCGAACGAGATCCGCAACCTCACCCAACGCCGCACCGTCCGCATCGGTATCGACGTCGACACCCGCGTCGCCGCCGACAGCCTCGCCAACCTCACGCGCCGACGGCAGATGACCGTCGGGGTCCGCGCCGACACTGCGGACGCCGACGCCCGGATCCGTACCCTCACCCGGGACCGCACCACCCATGTGCGCGTCGACGTCGACCGGTCCTCACTGTCCGCGCTGTCCGGGATCGGCGGCGGCGGGAGCGGGGGTCTTGGTCTGCTGTCGTCATCGATCGCCCGGATCGTGGCGATCGCGATCGGCGCGCTGCCGACGGTGGCGTCGCTCACGCAGTCCATTGCCGCGATGGGCCCGGCGGCCGCGCTCGCCGCGCCAGCGGTCCTGTCGTTGGGGGCCGCGTTCGCGGCGATCAAGCTGGGCACCAGCGGGATCGGGGATGCCTTCAAAGCCGCGTTCACCCCGGCGGTGAAGAGCGCGTCGCAGGCTGAGTCTGCGACCCGGCGGGTGGAGTCGGCGCAGCGTTCGCTGGCCAAAGCGACCCAGGCGGTGAAGGACGCAGAGGTCAACGCCGCCCGCGCCCGGGTGAAGGCGGCCCGGGATATCCAGGACGCGCAGCAGAGCCTGAAGAACACCGTCCAGGACGTCGCCGACAGCGAGCGGCGCGCGCTGGAGCAGGTGGAGTCCGCCGAACGGGACCTCGCGGATGCGCAACGGCAGGCGAAGCAGGCACAGCTCGACCTCAACGACGCCCGGAAGCAGGCCAAGGAA